ACTAGCACCCTGTTAGCGTATGCCCATAAACAAACGAAACGAAGTGGAGTGCAGTTTATAAGGGCATGCTAACTGCGGTGCTAGTACGAGATGACCGTGAAGGCATTGTAAATAAAAAGGAAATATTATGGCTATCAAACTACCTATTACTTTAGAAGAACTTGCAGAAATCCTTGATTCTATGAATACAGGAAAAATAGAAGTTCAACAAGAAAATACTACTAGATTTAGTTTTCTTGGTTCAATCATTGATGTGTATCATTCCACAGGTACATTTAAAAATGTGAATACAGGAAAGAAAGGTCAAGGCAAAGAACAACTCATCAATTATTTAAATTACTTATTAGAAGTTAAGAATACCTCACAGAATGCCCCTAAATCAAACGATAGTGGAGATATTATCGAAAAGATGACCAAACGTATTGCTTCATTAGAAAATAGCTTAGAAACGCTTACAGAACGTTTTACGCTATTAGAGGAAACAGTACGTAGAATTATTTAAATACATTGCCCTTACCGCTTGCTCGTACTAGCTTCCGCTACTACGCTTACAGGTATTTCATGGAGCCTCGCTCCGCTACGTTCCATTCATACCTACGCTACGTGTGCTCAGCTAGTGTCGCAAGCTACGGGCGGTAATTAATTGATTTATAAGACATTTTTGCGATTTACTTGTGTGTTTAATTGATATAAGAAAGGGCAATTAAAATATCTTTTAAAATCAAGTATTTACAGACATCCAATGTAAAATCCATTTTACATTAATGTAAAACACGCTTTACATTCGATAAATTAGTTTACGTTATGTAATCTAAATGGTATATTGAGTGTATTCACTTTACATTAGGTAAATAATTATGGTTAAAAAGTTTACACAAATGAATAATGACGCTTTAAAAATACATACTCGAATGATTAAATCTAACCCAGCAGCAGCAGCTTTAATTATGTTTTTAGTTGGTGAGATGGGTGAGTTTGATAATGTAGTTTCATGCTCGTTTAAAGTATTAGAAAAAGGCACAGGATTTACGAGACAAGCTTTAAACTCAGCTATAAATTATCTTGAAAGCATAGATTGGCTACGTGTTTATAAAAATGGGCGTTCAAATGTATATGTTATTAATGCAGAAGTAGCTTGGAAAAAACACCAAGATATCAGATATCGAGCCAAGTTTAGAGCCAAAATTATCCTAGATTCTGAAGAACAAACTCATGATGTAACTAAATCTAAACAATTAGTAGATTTATCTGAATTACAAAAATTTTATGGTTTAGAAGAATAGAATATTTTTAAAGGGGTTATTGACCCTTTTATAAAGTGTTTTATAATGCACATGCCTGTTGGCAAAATGTTTCATTCCATAATGAAAAATTAACGAAAGTTAAGTTGTTGTTGAAAGTCCAGTTGCTAGTCTGGTTAAAACTAGCACTCTTTATGGTAGGCATTGGGTATATATCCTCATGACTCTATTTAAATACCTCGCAGTATCTAGTGTCTACCCTAAAGAGTAACACATTAATTTAATCTGAGTGAAATGAGAGGGAAGTTATCTTCCATTTATCGTGTTACTCTTTATTATTAAGGAAATTATATGACACATTCTAGACTACAAAATTACAACGCTACTCTAGGTAAACTTATACTTGAAGATTACCTTACCCCTTTAAATTTAACTATAGGGGATTTAGCTAAAGCTTTAAATGTTCATCGAAATACAATCAGTGCACTTTTAAATGGTAAAGCATCTTTAACCACAGGTATGGCTATAAAATTAGGTAAAGTTTTAAACGTTAGTCCAGAATTTTTATTAACTTTTCAAGTAATGCAAGATATTCGTCAATTAAGAAACAATAAAGTATTTCAAGAAGAGTTAGATAACATTGAACCATTAATTAAAAATAATACTCCGTTAGTCTAAAGGATAGGCATCTGTCTTCTAAACAGATTAATATAGGTTCGAGTCCTATACGGAGTGCCATCCTAATACATATTTAGGGTATATATCAGGATGGCTTA